AGCTACAGTAACATCACCTCTTTGTTGTAAAGGTGCATTACCATATTGATCTTCTCTGTCATTTCTTTCTAATCTTTCAAGAGCTGTAGCATACATTTGTTGCCATTGTTGAACTTGTCCTGGTTCAATACCACCTAAAAAATTAGCAGCATGATATAAAGATCCATATAAATATATTGCAGGATGATTTGATAAAATATAATTTGATGTATTAGAATTAGATAAAGGATCAAATTCTTTATAATAATTTAACACTCCAGTATATGTACTTGAAGGTGTTGGTGCAAATCTAAAATTATCTCCAAGTATAGTAAAAGTTTCTGGCATTCCAGAAGTTGAACTACCTTTAATTTGATCCATTTGTGCAGGAGTAATATAAGTAAGTGAATGTTTTGTTCCACCCTCTACAATATAAAAATCTCTTACTTGTAAAAAACCACTTGGTAATGCAACTGTTTCTGCATTGATAGAAAATGAACTTTCGGTTGCGTTCATTTTTCTTATTCTTAATTTAGAGTTAAAATCTTTTTCTGTTAATACAATAAAATCTTCTGAAATCTCTGATGTTAAATCAGTTCTGTTTAACCAATTTGCTATAGATGTTTTTAAATCTGAATAAGTTGCAAGTGCCATTATAATCTACCTTCTGCTGTTCTAAAATATCTAAACTCACTTGAATTTAGTTTTTTTTTTAATATTTGTTTTTGAACTTCTTTTGGTAGTCCAAACCAATTGTTACTACCATTATACTCATTTGCCCAGACAGATAAAGCTATTGTTGGAATACTAGCTACTCTTTTCATATCTCTTGATTTAGAATAACCATCATTTAGATTATACAATCTTTTATTATGTTGAATATGTGGATTTATATTTACTTCTTCTTTGGTTACAATCTTTCCCTCCATATCGTCTTTTATGTAGGTTGTTTTTTGTAATCCATCAAATGTTATATCTTTTTTCATCTACCTTGTCCTTTGTAACGACTTTTTTTAGCCATTCGTTTTTCATGTTTGTTCAAGTCCTTTTTATGTCGTCTTGGTCTTTTTTTTGGTTTAGGTCTTGGAACAAAGTGAACAAACTTTTGTCTAGCCACTACGCACTCATTTCAGTAATATACACATTCGTAGATGAACCATGAAATACTGCGATCTTTTCTCCAGGTGAAACTTTAAATATTTCTATTTCGCCAGAAGGTAAAAAAGCTGATGTTGCACTTGCAGTAGGTGAAGCACCTAAAACAAAATGACAATTAGCATCTCCAACTACTCTTATGTATTCAGTTTGTGAACCAAATGCACTAGATGCTGTTGAAGAATTATTGGTAGTAAGTTTCTGTGTAGTACCAGGTCTTAAAGCATAATTATAACTCATTTTTTCTCCTAATTTTTGAGGGGGGAAGTATCGCTAGACAAGATCCCCCCAGTTATTATTTATCTTCTTATAACAAATGTCACAAGTAATTTTTTAGCTCCAGTAGATGCACCATCGGTAATCATCTCAATAGTGCCATCTTCTTCTACTCTATTTGCAGCAGTAGGTTCAGCAGAATCTACAGTACCAGCAGCAGAGCCAGAGTGAGCAACAGTAATGCCACCACCTGTTACAGCAGTACCACCTATTTCAAAAGAAATAGCTGCGTTGCCACCAGATATAGCACCTTGTAAAGCAGTTATAATTTTAACTATTTTACCACCATCAGGTATAGCAACAAAAGTTGATGAAGCTGTTGAAATATCTTCTATTTCAGCAGTTAAAAAGTAATCGTTAAGTGTTCTCATTTTTTATCCTATTTATTTGCTTCGTTCCGACTTTAAAATAAATCTTCAAAGACCAAACAAAATTGTTAATTGATTGATGGGGGATTATTCCCCCACCAAATTAAGTATTATGAAGTAGTTAAGTCTGTAACTAATCCACTAGCTTTTTCGTTTCTTGACTCAAGAGTGTACTCTGCAACCATGAATCTCTGATCTGCGTCAGCAGTTTGAGCTGGTGTTTGTAGAGCAAAATCTCTTAAGAAAGCAACAGCAAAAAAGTCCATCTCTAAAATTAGAGCATCTTGTCCTTTTTTAGCAGCAGTAGCATTTGCACCTCTAATGAATCTATTAGGAGCAACTTGTAAAGTTCCAAAGTCACTTTCATAGACATCAATAGATGTAACTAATCTTCTGTCTTCTGCTTGGTCAAATCTAGTTGAACCACCAGTAAAACCAGATAGCTTTTGCTTATTGAAAGCACCTACCATAATCATGTTAGGGTTTCCACCAGCATCAAAGCATGATCTCAAAACAGATTTTAACTGATCTTCAGTAAAAGCTCTTTGAGTTCCATCTGTTCTAGCAGCTCCACCACCTGAACCAGATCCACCTGCACCTGCATCAACATTAGAAGAAATCCAAGTTTGAACTCCACCTAATTTTCTTGATGTAGTTGCGTTACCAGCAGCAGCAGCTACATTAGATAAAAGAGCAGTTTCCATATCTCTTTTTAATTCTTTTGCAGATTTAGCTACTTGATAAGCTAACTCATTATTTCTTCCAGCAGATGTTACAGCATCATTTGTTCCTGATACTTGCACAGCTTTTGTAGAAATTTGAGTGTGGTTAGTTAGTTTAGTTGTTGCTGATAAAGTTGGGTAACTTATAGCAGCACCTTCAACTGCATGGTTAGCAGCTACATCAGCCAAAGCATCTGTTTGCCATTGGTGTGATGTGTTTGTTGCTTTTGTTTTAGCAACTCCAGACATAAAAGGTGTTTCTGTTGGAGATATTGAATAAATAATATCTGCAAGGTCTTCTCTTATGCCGACTGTTTGGTATGTTTGATATACAGCCATTTTTATTCTCCTTTGAGGTTATTGTTTATAAATAACGCATTAAAAGATCAGTTGCGTCTTTTGGACTTCCTGACTTTTTCAACGCTTTAATTTGATTCAACCTAGACTTGGAGTTTAATTCTTCTTTTGTTGACTTAATACCTGACTTAACAAACTTGGTTGGTTTTACTTTTTTAGAAACTAAAGAAGGTTTAGCTGCTTTAGCTTTTTGAAAGTTCATACCATCCATGATTACATCAAAATATCTTGAATCGTAAATTCTTGCGACATCCTCATTTGAGAATCCTTTAGAACTTAAGTAGTTCATAATATTTGACTTAACTGTAGTACCTTTTATTGGGTCAGCAATTTCTGGATGTCTTAAGTGAAGTTTTTTTTGTTCTTCTCTTAATATTTCCTGAAATTGAGTTTGCTGATGCTCTCTCAATTTTTGCTGTGCTTGTTGTATCGTTTGTTTTCGTTTCTGAATCCTACGATCAACTTTAGCAGCTTCAGTTGGGTCTTCATCCCAAAGTCTATCAAGTTCTTTGGAATTGTAATCGTTGTTTATTTCAGCATTCAAAGTCGCCACAAGTGAATTTAAATCTTCCATCTTGGTCGAATACTGGTTTTTAAGACGATCTTCTTCGGATTTAAGCTCTCTTTTTTCAATCGCTATCTCCTCTGTTTTTCGTCTATAGTCGGCATCTTTTTGATAACCTGCTTTTAATTCTTCAAGGTCAACATCAATCTTTTCACCATTAACAATAACTTGGTGTAGATCGGTTGTTTGTTCTTCAATTGCATTTTGATCTTCGGATGCTTCTTCTTCAACTGGAGCTTCTTGAGTTTCCTCTTGTTGAGCTTCAGGTTTTTGTTCAACTTCAGTTTCAGCTTTCGCTTCTTCTTTCGGTTCAACTTGTGCTTCTTCTTCTTGAGATTTAGTGATAACACCTTTTGTGTCCATTAAACCTTCAATATGTTTAGCAGCACCTTGTATTGTTGCGTTTGACAACAATGGGTTTGAGTCAGACATTAGTCCTCCTATGGTTAAGCTGTCTTATGACTTGGCTTATTTTAACCAGATAGGTTAAAATTTTGTTTTAATTTGTTGTTGTCTAAAATCTTCTAATTGTTTTGAAGCAAGTTTACCTGTTTCAATAACAGTTTGAAGATGTTGTTCAACTTTTCCAACAACATTATAAGCAATCCAAAGTTTTTCTCTGGTATCGCTTTCTTTAGCACCAGTTTTTTCAAGTAGTGCTTCAGAATAAAGTTTTTTTAGAGAATCAATTGCCTCTATAAAAATTTTATTCTCCAGTAATTGTTTGGCTTGGTTGGATCGGCTGATTTCTTCCGATCTCCTTACCTGGTCTTTGGTTTCCATTTAATCCTTGTACCTGTTGGCTGAACATATTAGCAGATTTTTGTGCCTGTTCAAGTATCTTACTGTTTCCAGACATCATCATCTTATCTAAATCTGCATCAGCTTTAATTTTAGCAGTATCTAGTTGTGTATTATATTTTAAAGCCATATCTTTTATCTTCGCTTCAAAATCTAATGCCATTTCTTGAGATTTTTGTTGTAATTCTTGATACTGAAGTTCAAGATCAGCAATTTTTCTCTTATTCTCTGCATCAATTCTTGTAAATTCTATTTTTTCAATAGGAGTTAGAGGTGGTGGTGCAGGTGGAGGCATCATTTGTTTACCGACATCAGGATTGACAAAGTAACTTTCCACATTTTTAAGTCCTGCGTTCTCAATTATTTTAGATAAAGTGTTATACATATTTTTTAATGTAACCATAGGCATCTCTTTACCACCTTGTAATTGAAATGCTTGTAGCTGTCTTTCTAAAATATTATTTAACATCATAATTTGTTGTTCTTTAGATCCAGTTCCTAATCCTACAACAATATTAATATTAAATTTATCTTTCCATTCAGTAGGTCTAACTGGAACATACTGATTATTTAACATAACAATTTTTTCTTTGTCTTGATATTTAATCATTAGTTCAAATATTTTTCTAAATAAATCTTTAACACCTGTTTCGGCAAAAATTCTTGCAATCAATTCTGATCGCATTTGAGTTTGTGTCATCAATGTGTTGACACCAGTTGCAGTTTTAGAATTTAATGTATCTGCATCTAATCCTTGAGCAGACTTTGTAATACCAGTTCTAGCTTCTCTAACTGTATCTAAATAGTTAAGCATAGGAAATGCTTGATTAGATATTGGTTGAGCTTGTAAAGGTTGCATAACTTGGTTTGGTGGTTGTTTAGTTCTAACAACTCCACCAGGTCTAGTTGTTAATAGGTCATCCATGTTGACCATTCCATCCATGATTGCAACTCTGTTGTTATTAGTTAAATACATATTGTCTAATAACTGACGCATCACAGTTGATTTCATTAATTGTATATCCTCAACTAATTCAGAAATGGATCTGCCATAAAATCTGTGTGGCATTGGAATAGGTGTGATTGTTACAAATGGAATATTATCACATGGCATATTTTCTAAAACCATAGAACCACTATCACCAGCAGAAATAATTTTTCGCAGCTCTGCTATACCATCTTCGTCAAAATCATATCTAATATAAGATTCATATATTAAAACTTTTTCTGTAGATTTATCTGTTGAAGAATCAATATTAAATTCATCAATGTTTCTTGATCTAACTATTTCTTCAGTATTAAAAATATCTTCGTCTGACTTTGGTAATGAATTAACTTCTTCTTCATCATAACCCATAGCCACTAAATCTGATCTTGACATTAAAACTTTATGAGAAACAAAATCGGCATCGTCAATAGACTTTGCGTTTCTGCTAATTAAAAATTCTTCAGGTGGTACACTTTCAATTTTTACTTTACCTGCTTTTTTAGTTCTTTTAATTTTGCAATTGTATAATGTAAAATCTGGTTTCTGAACTTGAGATACATCCACACCTCTAGCTTCGTACTGCTCAATTAATTTTTCATA